CCTCTTTGAACTGCTGATCCAATTCCAAATACTTTGGTGTTGTTTTTTGTAGTCTGCGGCAATTAACGCTTTCTTTACTTATTTCAGTCAGTATTTGGCTACATGCTTTGTGCAATTTGCTCAAATCGTTTTTACCCTGCCAGTCGTTGGTGGCCTGCACTTGTGAAAGCAATTCAGTCAATTGGGCTTGGTAGTGGTCCATTACAGTAATTATACTGTCTTTGGATTTTATCGTCAATCCTGCCATAAATACTACATTAGCGAGACCATATATGCCAAGACTCAGCATGTGGCGTGAAAACCACAGTAACGATTACAATTTTTTTGATAAACGCATCAGCGAAGAATTCACCATAGGTGGAACGGGCGTTTTGCTGCACAAGTATCTCGGACCCCTGGCTCAAGCAAATGCGTATCCCACTACCAACAGCACCAGTATCAATTCTAGAACTTTGACTTTTGCCAATGTTGCGAATTTTGAAGTAGGACAAACTGTGGGCGGGATTGGCATACAAGCCAACACCGTAATTTTTAGCACCAATGTCACAGCAAATACTGTTACCATTACCAGCAATGTAACTTCTACTATTAGCTCGGGCATGCCCATCAGCATTTATTGGAAGGATGCCACTCAACCAAATTACACCAACGAAAGTGCATTGAATATTCAAGACCTGTTGTTTTTGGAGAATAGAGATCGCAAGTATGACACCAGTGTGTATGTCATGCGCGGCGTCTATACAGTCAGTGACAACGACTGGGACCTGAGCCAATTTGGATTACTACTCAGCACAGACACCATCGTGATGACCTTCCATCTGAATGACTGCGTGGCCATGATTGGTCGTAAGTTGTTGAGTGGTGATGTGGTCGAACTACAGCACAAGAAAGATTATTATCCGTTGAACGCAGACATTCCTGCTGTGCTTAAAAGATTCTATGTGGTGCAAGATGTGACTTTTGCTGCCGAAGGATTTAGTCAGACTTGGTGGCCGCATTTAATTCGTGTAAAATTAACACCAATGGTAAACGCACAAGAATACAAAGATATTCTTAATAATGTTAGTTCAGGCGACGAAGCAAATACGCCGCTGGGAGAAATTATGACCAACTTCTCCAAGTTAAATGAAATCAATGATGCTATTATTAGACAAGCAGAAATAGATGTGCCTACCAGTGGATATGACACTGGGCCACTGTATGTAGAACCGCTGCGAGCAGATGGAGGACCAGGTGATCCAATTGGTACTAGAACTGATAATACTTTATTGAGCACGGACAGCACTGTTACTCTGACAGATTCGGGATTGGTAACTCCCAACGCCACCATACCTGCTTATCTGGGTGGGGACGGTTTGGCCCCGGACGGTTGGCCTGTTACTGCCAGCACCAGTTTCCCAACGCAACCAATCACTGGTGCGTATGTACTTCGTACCGACTATGTGCCAAATCGTTTATTTAGATTTGACGGCCGTCGTTGGACTAAAATTGAGGATGCAGTAAGAACCAATCTCACTCCTGGTCCAAATAACCAAACACAGCGCAGTATTTTTGTCAACGATACTTCTACATTTACTGATGTCGAAGGCAAAACACAACCAACAAGACAAAGCCTTAGCAAGGCGCTGACACCTCGCGCAGATAATTAATATGCTACATTCATTCATTAATAACAAATACACTAACTGGTATTTCAATATAATCAATTCCGGTAAGTTGAACCAGGACGGTTATTTAGAAAAGCATCATATTATTCCGCGAGCGCTAGGGGGCGACAATTCTAAAAGCAACATTATCAAATTAACTCCTAAGCAACATTTTATTTGTCACTTACTGTTAACCAAAATGACTAGTGGCATCGAAAAATCCAAAATGCTATCAGCAGTATGGGCAATGGCAGCACTGCATAGCAAAAATCATTCCGGAAAAAGGCATAAAGTTAATAGTAGACAATTTGACAATCTTAGAAAAGCGGCATTAACAGACCCCAACAGAATTAAAAATTTGCAAGAAAGAAATAGCCTTGCCGGAAATCCTTTTTATAAAAAGAAACACACAGCCGAATCGAGACATAAAATGAGCATAGCAAAAAAAGGCAAGGCCGGAACATTTACTGGTAAATCACACAGTGACGAAACTAAATTAAAAATTAGTATGAGTAAACAAGGCAGAACTGTGTCTGACGAAACAAAACAAAAACATACCGACGGCCAAAAAAAGCGTTACGAAAATTTAGATGCTAGAAAAAAGACAAGTGACGCAATGAAAAAATTGTATGCAGATCCTGTATATAGAGTTAAACGCGGTTGGCTAATATTGGAGAATGTATAATGGCATTGCAGTCCTTTTTTTATGACCAACAAATCAGAAGATTCATCATACAGTTTATTCGTATGGTCAGTAACTTCCAAGTTGAATTTGGCAAAGACAGCGGAGGCGTAACTGCGCTACAAAGAGTGCCGGTTGTCTATGGCGACAGTAGTAGACAAGTTGCAGCCATAATCACACAAAATAGTGAAAACTTTTTACGCACGGTGCCAGCCATGGCAGTATACATCAATGCATTGACTTACGACAGAGATCGAGTACAAAATCCAACTTATGTTAATAAGATGCAATTACGCGAGCGCTATCTCAATCCCAGTACTGGCGACTACAGCACTCAACAAGGTGATACGCTAACAGTAGAGCGGTTAATGCCTGTTCCCTACAGTTTGACATTAAAGTTAGATATTTGGACCAGCAATACTGAACAAAAATTACAGCTATTAGAACAAATCTGTACCTTGTTTAATCCAGCATTAGAAATTCAAAGCACTGACAATTATATTGATTGGACCAGCTTGAGCTATGTGTTACTAACAGATATCCAATGGACCAGCAGGAGTGTTCCCATTGGTACTGAAAATCCAGTGGATGTTGCTACTTTGACATTTACTCTGCCTATTTACATCAGTAGCCCTGCATTGGTTAAGCGCATGGGTGTTATCCAGAAAATTATTGCCAGCATCTATGATGCCAATGGTGACATAGATCAATCTATCTACGATGAAACTAATTTATTAAGTAGACAATACCTAACTCCACTACAATACGGTGTTATTTTATTAAACAACCAATTGAGTTTGGTAAGATACGACGAGCCTACTACTAATCCAATTGGCGAACAAGTTGTCAAGAAAATTACTGCAAACACTGTGGCCAATGCTACTATGGTTGTTTCTAGTAGTCAATATGTCGAACCAGGCATGGTGGTATCTGGCAGCGGCATCGCGGGTAATTGTGTGGTATTGAGTGTTGCTGGTAACACTGTTACTACCAATAAACTGATCACTGCCAATGTCAACAATCGAGTAACATTTACTCTAGTATCCAGCTATACCGGGACTAGCGAAAAATGGCGCGACTTGGTCAATGTGTATGGTAACTTGACCAATGGGTCCAGTCAAATCAAATTAGAAATGGCGGACGGTAATGAAGTAGTGGGCACTGTGGCTTATCACCCGCAAAACGAAAATGTATTGTTATGGACTGCAGATATTGATACGATACCTGTTAACACATTAACTGCAATCACAGCTATTATTGATCCTGAAAGATCACGACCAAATGCAGACTTGATTGCTCCAATTGCGGGCACCAGGTATCTGTTGGTCAATGACTACATTTCTGCACCAGGTGCACCTCCTACCTACGACTGGAGCAGTGTTGGCGGCGTGCCGTTGGTAGCGTATGCCAATGATATTATTGAATTTGACGGAGCATATTGGAGAGTAAGTTTTGACAGCAAAACTGCCACGACCATAGAGTATGTTACTAATTTGACCACTTCGACACAATATCAATGGACAGGCGACACTTGGGTCAAGAGCTACGAAGGGCCTTATAAGGCAGGGCAATGGCAGCTAATTCTTTAAACAGCAGTTGTGGTGCATTAATTTACTGTACCAAAACAAATAGATATCTATTTTTATTGCGTGATGGCAGCAAGTTTGCCAACACTTGGGGTATTGTAGGCGGAAAGATAGAACGAGACGAATCTGTACTAGAAGGATTGCAAAGAGAGATTCATGAAGAGCTGGGCGGAGAAATAAACGGTGCTAGAGTAATTCCGATTGAACAATACACCAGCGAACGCAATAATTTTGTCTATCATACTTTTTTAATTAAAGTAGATGAAGAATTTACGCCTGAACTTAATAATGAACACAAAGGCTATTGCTGGGTCAAGCTGGACGACTATCCCAAACCATTACATCCGGGTGTGTATAGAACTTTTAAGTTTGCTGCGACTAGAGAAAAAATTAAAGTATTAGAACAATTAGGTTGATCCTAGATCAACTTCACTGACAAATTGTTGCCAGCCAATATGTCTAAGATTATTGGCGTACTTCCATTTTTCCGGCATACTAGATCCTGCCGCGGGCATTACTCTAATAAATTCAATATTATGGTAAGTGTTGAAAACTTGCATGCACTGATCTTCCCACTTGGTAGATTCTACATGCGAGGTTTTTGCAGCATAACCATTGGTGCCAGCGTAAACATTATTGTTCCAGGTGGTGCTTTCGTGGCCATCAAACCCCATAAAGTATATATGATTATGTCCATCAAATGCCGCAAGATATAATGCAGTCGGGCCAGCGGCAAAATGTGGATCGAATGGAATTAAATGAAATTTATCAGGATAAGTTAATATATTTTTTGAACCAGTAACCACAATATTATTCGGAGCGTAGCCCGAGTCAACTACTTCTTTGGCAATTACCGGATGGTTAACTACCATTATGTGTGTTGCATACTCTCGATGCAGTGCATTACAGCCGTAGGTTGTTAATTTTTTACTGGCATGCAGGCCGCCGCGATGCATGGTAAAAAGATTAAAGTCAACTGGATAAGACAATCTGCTAATGCCATTGCCAAATACCAATGCATGGCCAGTGTGTTGTGCGCCAATGGTGTTGGGTATCCATTCTCGAACTTGACTGGCTTGACCTTTAATTTTTGTATTTAGGTGTACAACAAATTCACCAGTATAATCGCGACGAAATTTTTTTTCCATTAGAATCTTCCTACAACAATTTCAATAAGTTTTAATTCATCATCAGGAATATTTTCAATTGATTTACCTACGACACATCCAGGTTGAAATCTGGCCGGATTAATTTTCTGTGCAGTACCCGGTTTAAGGCCAGTAACCAGCACTTCACCTTTATTTATCGGACCCTGCACTAAACACGGAACACGGCCTGTCAGCGCAACTGGTAATCCTTGTACTTCGCTGTTCATCAAGTATGCCGGATTAGTTGATATAACTC